GTAAAGTTGATTATGACTTCCTGAATCGTCAAGGTGATCCTACTGTACCTCTTGTGACAGCTGATGCTGAAGAACTATTCCAACGTGAATACGTTCGTGGCATGAGTATGTATGACGATTCATCCAAAGCTCAGGAATATGCACTTGGTGTCCTTAAGGAAAACTTTGATAATCCCAATGGTAGATATGCTATTACTGATACGACAGGACAACCTGATAAGGTTGCTCGTACTTACTTTAAAAACTTTGAAGTTAAACCAGTAATACCTTCTGTTGATACTCTTCGTCGTGATCTCAGTAGCAACGACAATGCATTGACTGAGATGGAATTGATTAATCCAGCAATCATTGAAAACACTTCCAAGCGCTACAAAGCTACTGGACGTGTGTCGCTACCACAACGAGCACAAGACATTGCCAATCAATATGGTGGTAGGGTAACAGCTTTGGATGTCTTTAATGCACAGGCAAAGCGTGCTGGATACGACCAAATTCCTATTGATTCCCTGGAGAAGGCACAGAAAAGTGTTGACCCTGAGTTCCAACGGTTTATCAACTATCAACCTAATCAGATTCGTACTGATATATCTTTGCTTGGTAGTGGTATGCCTAGCATCTACACTAACCCACAGATTACTAACGAACAACGTGCAGCTTTGAATGTACTTGCTAAGTATGAATCAGGTGCTGCAGGTTATAATGCCGTCAATCAGATTGGTGTAAAAGGTGGTCGTGGTGTACTTGGGTTTAGTGGTGACTTCCGTAAGATGCCTCAACACGGTGGCAAGTCTTTGACTGACATGACTGTTGGAGAAGTAATGGCTCTTCAAGCTGATAACAATATGAGCAATGATGAGTGGATTGCTTCAGGTCGTCTCCATGCAGTTGGTAAGTATCAATTCATCGGTCCTACACTGGCTGCTTGGGTTAGGAGAATCGGTATCCCTCCAGAGACTCCGTTCTCTCCAGAGGTTCAAGATTTACTTGCTCTTACTTACATGCAATCTGCAGGTATTGGTCCTTGGGTTGGTCCTTCAGACTACGCTACTCCTGAAGAACGAGCTAAAATTGAACTTGCTCGTACACAACCTATCAGCTTTGGTCCTTCTGTTTGGCGACAAACTTCTAACATGAATCCTAATCTTGTAAGCCGTCTGACTGGCGGTAATTAATATGGCTGATTATTTTGATATTCCTGAAGATCTTCAAGTCGTTAATTACGACCCTGAAGAAGAGCAGCAACAGTATGCTGCCCAAGAACTAGAACGACAACAGCTTATGCAAGGTAGGGAGCAGCAAGCTGCTGAAGCTCAAGCTGCACAACAGGAAATGGAAGCTTTGGAAGCTGAAGAGAGTGCCTCTTTGTTTGATAAGTACGTTCCTGGATTGGAAGAAGAGACCAGCGGTCTTAGGCGTAAAGAGTCAGTACTTACGGGTACACTTGATACTGTCTTTGATGCTGTTGGTCTCGTACCTTGGCTTAAGCCTGTTGATAAATGGTGGGATGATCGTAAACCTAAGTATGAAAACCCACTGAATGATGCTGTTAGGAAGGCTTCCTCAGTTATTATTCCTAGCTTGATTGCTGGTGGTGCTACAGTTGGTGCTGTTGGTAAAGCTACCCAAGCTATGAACATCAGTAAAAGGAGTCGTATCCTTGGTGGTCTTGCTGCTGAATTGGGTGTAGACACTGCAGTTACGGCTGTAGCTTCTACATCTACTGAAGATGAAAACATTGCCCAAGCATTGAATGAATGGTTGGGTACTGATATTCCTTGGGCTACTCGTGATGAGGATAGTCCTGATGTAAGGCGTCAGAAGAACATCCTTGAGAATGCAGGGATGGGTGCTGGTCTTAGTGTTCTTCAAGCATACTTTGCTCTCCGTAAGGCTGCTAAGATCGTCCCTACTGACCCTGAAGCTGCAAAGCTTGTAGAAGCTGCAGAAGCATTGAAGGTTAGTGACGACACTGTTGCAGACTCTGTAGAGGCTGTACAGCAACGTCAAATCCTTGCTCAAACTGATGAAGCAGAAGCTCGTATGTTGGCTGATCCTGAGGGTCAGAACTATGATGCTTTCATCAATGAACCTGCTGAACCTCAAGCACGTGCTGTCGTTAACACTGATGCTAATCCTATTTCAGCTAAGGTTGACCAAGCTCGTATTCAGAACAACGTAGGTACTACCAATGGTAGGATGACTCCTGTTGTTACTGAGTCTTTCCAAAAGAAGTTCATGCAAGCTGCTGATGGCACAGAACGGGCTGAAAACTTGGACGAAGTATTCCAAGGTATGCGTCCTGGTGTTGATGCTATCATTGGTAAGACCAAGCTCTCTGCCGCTCAAATTGATGCAGCAGTAGATAACCTTACTAACTCTATCTTTAACGCTGATCTTCAAGACTTCACAAAGACTGTTGAAGACATGAAGAAAACCTTGTATGAAGGTGAGAAGTTTTTTGGTGAAGAAGAGTGGGTCATTGCTTCACAGTCTTTTAGGCGTGCATTCGATGAGATGTTTAACGCTGATAACATGCGTGCTTCTGCAATGATTACCCAGCAAGCTGGTGATAATGTTGCTGATGCTGCAAGAGCTGTGTCTTTGATTGGTGATACTGCAGATACTACTCGTCAGCAAGAGATTATCTTTGATAAACTTAACATCATTGCTCAAGAGATCCGTGCTAACCAGTACATTGCTGGTCGTAGCTTGGAGTATAAGAAGCTTGTTAAGAATGCTAATCCTGCACAAGTATCAGAATGGATGGCAGATCAAGCTGCTAACTTCACTGAGAATCTTCAAAAGGCTAAGGAAAAGAGTACTACTGTTATTCAAACCTTGAAAGATATTTCCAAGGAAAATCCTGAGTATCTTAAGCCTCTTATCAAAGCATACGATACTACCAACGGTAACGTTGATACTATTTATAAGTTGAACCGTTGGGCTGAAGAGCACATTGGTGTTATTAAGAAAGGCTTGATTGATCAAAATCCTTCAATCCCTAGCTATGTTCTCCAAGGTCTAGATGGTATTCGTTACAACAGTGTTCTGAATGGTCTTGCACCTGTACGTGCATTGTTTGGTAACCTCATCTCATCTACTATTAAACCTATCTCTGTAATGGCTGGTAGTAAGTTTGTGGGTGATGATGCTACATTTAAACGTGCTATGTTTACGTTTGGTGGTGTTGCTGAGACCTTCCAACGTGGTATGAAAATGATGGGTGAGGAATGGCGCTATGCTGTTAGTAACCCTGAAGGTGCTGCTCTTCGTGGTCGTGCTGATCTTTACCAGTCCAAGTTGAATGACTTTGAATCCATGGATGCCATGGCTGAAGTCTGGAAGAAAACAGGTCAAAACGGTAAGGTTGCTCTTTGGAATATGGCTAAAGGGCTTAGCTGGTACAATAATACTTGGTTTAGCCGTCTTGGTGTTAACGCCATGTATGCTGTGGATGGCATGAATAACTCCTTCCAAGCCAGTGTTATTGCACGTTCTCAAGCATACGATGAGATCTTTGAACAAACTGGTGGAGTTATTGATGATAACTTCATGAAACTGTTTGAAGCAAAGCAGCAAGAGCTTTATAGCAAGTCTTTTGATAAAACAGGTCTTTTGACTAATGAAGCAGCTAAACATGCAGCTGGTGAGATTGCTCTTAACCTTGATAGTAAGGTTGTAGATTCACTTGAAGGGATGCTTAAAAAGTTCCCAATTGCTAAATCTATGTTTATGTTCCCACGAACTGGTGTTAATGCTCTGGAGTTTGGTTGGTCATTCAATCCAATGAGTAACCTTGGTCCTGCTGTTACTAAAGCACGACGTGTTCTTGGAGCTAAAACAACTGAAGAGATTACTGAAGCTCTGGCTGAACATGGCATGGAGTACAGTATGGAAGCTTTCCAAGCTCTTAAGTCTGAGTATATTGGTCGCCAGTTGATGGGTAGTACCGTCATTACTGGTGCTGCTTTGTGGGCACTTAACGGTAATCTTACAGGTAACGGACCACAAGATGCTGGTGAACGTAACCGTATGATTGCCATGGGTTGGCAACCATTGTCAATGAAAGTACCTGGTACTGACCAATGGGTAAGTTACAAAGGTCTAGAACCTTTTGATACCTTGCTTGGTCTCATTGGTGATGTCGTTTACCAAGGTGGTCGTGCTGATGAAGCTTGGACTGAAGAGATCTTCCAAAAGATTCTTGCTTCTGTTACTATGAACATTACTAACAAATCCTTCCTCAGTGGCTTTGAGCCGTTGGTAGGTATGTTGTCTGGTGATGAAGGTAACTTTAACAGGTTCTTGGCTAATACTGCTGATACTCTTCTGCCTTATGCTGGTACTCGTAGTATCTTCTCAAAAGCTATCACTCCTCAACTAAAAGATGTAGAACGTGATTTCTGGGGCTACCTTGCCAATCGTAACAAGTTCTTGCCAGGTGTTGGTGATGGTCTTGAGGATATGGTAGACCTTTATACTAATGAACCTATTAAGTATTTTGAACCGTTGATTGCTGGTATCAATGCTGTTCTTCCGTTCTTTAAACTAAACGGTGGTATGGAACCTTGGCGCCAATGGTTGCTGTCTACTGGATGGGATAACCTGCAAACAATTCGTACACACCCTATTCGTAAGGAACCTCTTAATCCTAAAGAACGTCAGTGGGTAAACAACTGGATTGCAAGTAATGTTGACCTGAAGGGTTCTATTGAAAAGATGATGAATCAACCCGATAGTTATTGGGATAAGCAGATTAAACTGTACACTAAGCGTCGTGGTCTTCAAACACAAAGTCAGTTCCCAATTAAACAAAGTATTGTCCATAAAGAACTTGACCGTCTCCACAACAATGCATTTAAATATGCATGGGCAGCTTATGAGCAACAAAATGCTCAGGCTGCAAACATTGGTGCTCTTAAGAATCTACGTGATCGTCAACTTCAATCTGGTGCTGTGACTGCTGCTAGTAAGACACAACAACAAGTCCAAAAAATACTAGATATGAATAATTAAACAATGGCAACTTCTCAAACATTTGATCTTAGCGTCACATCACCGCCATTTACTCTAAACTATCCTTTTCTAGATGAGGATGACCTACAAGTTTCTATTGATGGTGTACCGCTAACTATTACAACTGAATATACAATTGATTCTAAAACATCTAGTCCTGTTTCTGGTGCTGGTTATCTTAGTGGTGCTGTTGTTACTTTGATTACAAATCCAGGTACAGGAATTTTAAAAGTAACACGTGTAACACCTCTAGAGACTGCACAAAATTTTACTGCAGGTTCTGCTATTCGTGCTCAGGATCTTAACAATAACTTTCAACGAACGTATTTTTCAGCTGAAGAATCACAAGATATTGCTGAAGCAGCTTCTGTTGGTGATATTCTTGATAATAGTATTGAGGGTGTAAAGCTAAAGGATGGTGCTGTAACTACTAGTAAGATTGAGAATCTGACTATTAGAGATGAGGATATTAGCAATAACCCATCGTTTGCAATTACTGGCACCAAGATTCAACAAGCAAACACGACCACACGTGGTACGGTTCAACTCTACAACGCAGCAGATAGTACCAGCACTACACTAGCTGCTACGGCTAATGCCCTTAAAACTGTTAACGACACGTTGACTACAGCTATCAATACTATTGATGCTACTCAACCGTTTTCACGGACTAGTACAGGTGTAAACGATACTATTGCTGTTGGTGAGCACGTAACAGTAACCGCTGCTGGTGTTACTATTACACTTCCAACAGGCACTGATGGT